GAGGACCAGGACAGGGCGCCCTATTGCCGCTGGCGCGACGACGGCCATCTGATCGCGCCGCCGGGCAAGACGACCGATCCGGCCCGCGTCGCGCGCGAGATTGCGCGTCTACATGGCGAACACCGAATCGAAGCGTTGGCCTTCGATCGCTGGCGCATCGAGGATTTGCGGCGCGAACTATCCGCCATCGGGTGCGATGTGGAGCTTGTCGAATGGGGGCAGGGCTTCAAGGACATGGCCCCCGCCATCGACGCGCTTGAGCGCTTGGTTATCGACGCGAAGCTGCGTCACGGCGGACACCCGGTCCTGACCTGGTGCGCGCTCAACGCCAAGACGGCCGCCGACGCGGCGGGGAATCGGAAACTCGACAAGCAGAAATCGACCGGCCGGATCGATGGCGCAGTGGCGCTGGCGATGGCTCTGGGGCTGGCGACGCGGCGCAGCGGGGAGACGGCGTGGGAGCCGTTGGTCGAGTTTTTGTGAGTCAAACACAAAATGGCTTGCGAGGAGAAATTCTGTGTGCTACTCACAATCAGGAGATCAAATGTATGGCCAAACTTCCCGCTCTTGTGGACGCCCTGACCGAAGTCGACGGTCGAGATCGCGCGACGATCGAGCACGTGGCGCGGGTCATTCGGGAAGCTGGTTACATTCCCACGACGAAGCGCGGGGCCGGCGCATCGGAAATGACGGCGCGTGAGGCGGCAAATCTCTTGCTCGGGCTGAATGGCGCGGATGCTCCGAAAGACGCGCCGCTGGCGATAGACCGCTTTCGATCGCTGCGCTTCCATATTGCCGAAACGGAGCATGAGGAACATCAACTGGCGGTTTTTAAGGCCATTGACGGATGCGAGAACCTTGGCGTTGCGTTGGAACTGCTTATCGAAGGAATGCCGGAAATCTTGATCGGCGCCTTCGCCTTCATCGACGCCGGCCACGAGAAAGAAAATCTCAGGGCGCTCTATAAGCGCGAGTTGCTCGGGCCTGGTTGGTCGCGGCCTCCCATCGTTCTGCGCGTCGCGATGAAGCGCTACTACGCCGAGATCGAACTTAAGACGTGGGTCGGAAGCTCCGTTCAGGATGCGCGCTGGCGAACCGAATTCAAAGCCGAGTTTGTTCAAGACGCTGATCGGTTCATGGACGGCTTTTACGGAAAAATGAATTCCGATCGATCCGTGACCGTCGAGTTCACCGGACGCACGCTGTTGAAGCTTTGGCTAACGCTTCACAAAGACACCGAACTCGGGCTGGATACGTCTGGCCTGGAAAAGCCCGCAGCGATGCGCGCGAGTCCCTTGGATGGAGCCTGACACCATGAACCGCATCCCCGACATGATCGAAAAACGAGGCGCGCTCGTCGATGAGATGAGCGGCCTCGTCGCCAAAGACCTCGCCGGCAATCTCGGCGACGAGGAACGCGCCCGCTTCGAATCGCTCGACGGCGAGGTGAAGGCGCTCGACGCCAAGATCAATCGCGCCCGCAAGGTCGAAGAATACGAGCGCCGCGCCGAGGCGACGCCCGTCGCCGGCGACCCGATGCAGCGCGAGTTGTCCCGCTACAGCGTGGCGGCGGCAATCCGCGGCGCCCTGGACGGCCGCCTGACCGGCCTGGAGGCCGAATGCCACGCCGAACTCTCCAAGGGCCGTGAGACGCGGGGCGTCATGATCCCGGTCGCCGTGCTGCTCGGCGAGCGGCGCGCGCTCACCACGGGCGGAAGCGCCGGCGCGCTCAAGGGGACCGATCTACTCTCCGAAGCCTTCGTCGACCGCCTTCGTCCTGTGCTCGTGACCGAGCGGCTCGGCGCGACCGTGCTCGGCGGCTTGACTGGCAACGTCGATATCCCCCGTCTCACGGGTTCGGTCACGGCCTCTTGGGTGACGGAAGACGGCTCGGCGACGCGCTCCGATCAGACCTTCGACAAGATCAGCCTCTCGCCGAAGACGATCGCAGCCGAGACCCAATTCTCCCGCCGTCTGATGCTCCAGAGCAACCCAACCATCGAAGGCATTGTCCGCAACGACCTCGCCTTCATGCTGGCCGCCGGCCTCGACTCCGCTGCGATCAAGGGCGGCGGCGCCAACGAACCGATAGGAATTCTGTCCCTCGCCGGCTTGCAAACCGTCGCGCTCGGAACCAATGGCGCCGCGCCCACGCCGGACCATATCGCCGATCTTATCGCGCTGCCCGACACGGCGAACGTCATGGCGCCGCGCGCCTTCGTCACCAACTCCAAAGTGAAAAAGGTGGCGAACAAGGCGAAGGACTCGAACAGCGAATATTACGGCCTGCCGCAGTTCTTCATGAATGAGCCGTTCGAGTTTTCGAACCAGGTTCCGTCAAACCTCACCAAGGGGACGGGAACCAATCTGTCGGCTGTGATCTACGGTGCCTGGAGCGATCTTTTCATCGCATATTGGAGCGGCGTCGACGTGCTGGTGAACCCCTATCACCAGGACGTTGCGAGCAAGGGCGGCGTTCTCGTTCACGCCTTCCTCGACGCCGACATTTCGGTTCGGCACGTCGAGTCCTTCGCCGCTATCGTCGACGCAATCGCGTAGGAGCTTTCGAGAATGAGCGCGCGCAATCACATGGAGTCCGGCCACGTCGAACGCCGCGCGTTCGCGCTCGAAGTGCGGGCGGCGCGGGGAAACCCGCGCCGTCTCGAAGGCTATGCCGCAACCTTCGGGACCGAAGCGCGCATCGGCGGTTTCGTCGAGACCATCCGCGCCGGCACCTTTGCGGAGTCTCTTGCGAGCCGGCGCGACGTGCTCGGGCTTGTGGATCACGATCCAGCGCGCGTGCTCGGGCGCACCAAGAGCGGGACGTTGCGGCTGTCCGAGGATGCGCGCGGCCTCGCCTTCTCAATCGACCTTCCCGACACACAGACGGCGCGCGACGTGCTGGCGCTCGCCGAGCGCGGCGACCTTGGCGGCATGTCTTTCGGGTTCACCGCGACCGATGAAAATTGGACTGGCGACATGCGCGAATTGCGCGCCGTGACACTGCACGAAATCAGCATCGTGCAAAGCTGGCCCGCTTACTCGAATACAACGATTGAAGCGCGCGCGCGCATCGCGCCGCCGCCGCGTCTCGCGCTGGCGCGCCGCTATCTCGACACGATGCGGAGGGCGTGACGTATGGGATTCCTCTCACGCATTTTCGGCATGGAGAAACGCGCCGTTCCCGGCGACGCCTATCTGGGCGCGTTCCTTGAATCGCGCGCCGTAAGCGGCGGCGCTGTCACTCCCGACGCCGTTCTGTCGGCGATGGCCGTGGCGACGGCTTGCGTCTCGCGCCGCTCGCAGGGCCTCGCCAGTGTGCCCTTGCAGATTCACCGCAACGTCGGAACATCGAACGCCGCGCGCGCCGAAGATCACCCGCTTTACGACGTGCTGAACGCGCGCCCGAATGATTACCAAAGCGCATTCGAGCTTCGCGAATTTCTCGTTCGCTCTCACGATCTTTTCGGCAACGCGTATGCGCGGATAGAACGCAATGCGCGCGGCGTGGTCACTGCGCTGCATCCGTTCATGCCGAACATGGTGGCAATTGAAAAATTGCAGAGTGGACGGCTGCGCTATCGCGCGACGGATTACGACGGCAAGACATGGGTTCTTCTCGACGAAGAGATGCTCCATGTGCGTGGACCGTCGCGCAACGGGATGTTGGGCCTCTCGCCGATCGCCATCGCGCGCGGCGCGTTGGGCCTGGCGCTGGCGCAGGCGGAAACCGCCGAAGCGCTCAACGTCAATTCGCTGCGCCCATCCGGGATTCTGTCTTGGCCGCACAAGATCGACACGGCCGGGCGCGGCCTCATTCGCGCGCAAGTCGCCGAAAAATATCAGGGGCCGCGCAACGCCGGCGAACTCATGATCCTGGACGGCGGCGCAAAATATGAGCGCATAACCTTCACACCTGAAGACGCGGAATTGCTCGCCTCGCGCAAGCTCGCGAACGAAGACGTTGCGCGCATCTTCGATTGTCCGCCAACAAGCGTCGGAATTGTTGACCGGTCGACCTATTCGAACACGGAACAAGAGGCATTGGCGCTGGTGCGCAACTGTCTCGCGCCGCTCGCCGCTCGCTTCGAAAGCGCCTTCGCGCGCTGCCTTCTGACCGACGCCGGGCGGAGCTCGTTCTTCTTCCGCCACGATTTTAGCGAGCTTCTTCGCGGCGACATGAAGACCAGATTCGAAGCCTACCGCCTCGCCCGCGAGGTTGGCGTCTACTCGCCGAACGACGTGCGCCGCCTCGAAAACGAAGCGCCCATCGAAGGCGGCGACGCCTACCACATGCCCGCGAACTGGTTGCCGCTCGGCGCCGAAGCGCCGGCCGCGCCGGGAGGGCCTTCGCTGTGACATTGCCGAAATTGCTCACCCCGAAAGAAGCGGCGGACCATTTCGGCGTGACCGAGCGCTGGGTTCTCACCCACGCGCGCCGGCTTGGAATTGGATTTCGACTCGGCAAAGTCATACGGTTCGCCGAGACGGACTTGGCCGCACTGATCGAGGCGGGGCGATGCTGCGACTCTACAAACGCGACCGCGATAAACATTGGAAAATTCGCGGAACCCTCCATGGCGTCCAGTATGAAGAAAGCACGGGCCTTGCTGACCGCGCCCAGGCGGAAATCGTGCTCAACGCCCGCATCGGCGAAATCAATAAGCGCTACGTCGAAGGCGTCGTCCTCGGTCGTCCACCTTCCCCAACCTTCGCGGCGGCCGTCGTGACCTATCTGGAAAAAGGCGGCGAACGCCGTTTCCTCGCGCCGTTGCTCGAATTGTTCGGCGAGACGCCGATTGATCGCATCGGCCAGCGCGAAATCGACGACGCGGCGCGGCGGCTGCTTCCCGGCCGCGCGCCGGCGACCGTCAACCGGCAAATTTACGGCCCCATGAGCGCGGTTCTCAAAGCGACGGGAAGCTCCTTGCAGGTTGCGCGCCTGAAAGAGCCAAAAGGGCGCGTGCGCTGGCTCCGCCCGGACGAGGCGCAAAGCCTCGTCAACGCCTGTTCGCCGCACCTGCGACCGCTTGTGGCCTTCCTTTTCAGCACCGGAGCGCGCGTCGGCGAGGCGCTGTTTCTCGACTGGCGCAACGTCGACCTCTCGCGCGCGCATGTGACCTTCGAAAGAACCAAGAACGGCGAAGCGCGCGGCGTTCCGCTCACCGCCGAGCTTGTCGCGATGCTGGCGAATCTGCCCACGAGATCCGGCGCGGTATTCCGTCGACCGGATGGCCGTTCCTATTCCGATTTTCGAGACGAGGGCGATACGTCCGCCGGCTCGCGAATCAAGACGGCGTTCGCCGGGGCCTGTCGGCGCGCCGGGATCGCGGATTTCCACCCGCACGATTGCCGGCATACGTGGGCGACGTGGCACTACGAGCGCAACCGCGATCTTATCGGCCTGATGCACGATGGCGGCTGGAAATCGCTGCGGATGGTGGAGCGTTACGCCCATGTGAACAAGGACCATCGCCGAGGCGCGTACGATGCCTTGCCGAAGATCGAAATCGGGTAGAAGCTGGGCGAGGTTGAAGTATGAATCGCGTATTCGAAGCTGAAACAGAAGGATGCAGCGCAATGAAAGCGACCTTCACACGGGAGGGGTCACAGGTTCAATCCCTGTGCCGCCCACCATCGAAATATGAGCCCAAAGAAAACACCTAAAAAGGTGGAGCGCGCTTTTCTCGAAAAAGTCTTTCAGCTTTTTGCCGACA